AGTAATTGGTGCAGTAGCGGAGGTTTTAGTTCAAGAGAACCCAATGCTAAATGACATCCCCTATATGGAGATGAACCAAGGTACAATCCATGAAGAGGATATTCGTTCTGCTCTTCCTGCAATATACTATCGTAAAGCCAATCAGGCAATTCCTGCTTCTAAAAGTACAATCGAATCTCGTACTTTTACTGCATCTCACTTTGAGTCTAAGTCTCAAATGGATACAAAAGTAGCTTCTCGCGGTGGTATGGATAGAATTGCTTACAATCGTTGGAACCAAGCAATGGGCCATCTTCAAGCTCATGCTCTTGAGCATGCTTCTTTGTTGATCTACGGATCTCCTGAGAGTTCTAATCGTAAAAGTGCAGGTCTTGCAGATATATATTCTACTTTAGCAACTACTGAAGAATCATCTAATCAAATCATTGATGGTGGTGGTACTACTGGTGATAACACTTCAATCTGGTTAATTAACTGGGGTGAAAGATCTATCTTCGGAGTTTATCCTGCAGGTACTCAAGCAGGTTTAAAACGCACTGATCGTTCTGCTGGTAATAAAGAAGTTCAAATTTCAGCTCTTGATTCTGCTGGCGATGCTGGTACATTCTGGGGTTTTGAAGAACAGTTTGAAATCGATCATGGTTTGGTAGTAAAAGATTATCGTCAAGCTTCTCGTCTTTGTAACGTCGACCCTGCATTATTAAAATCAGGTGTTGGTGCTGCAGATCTTATTGACCTAATGATAAGCGCATATTACAAAATCCATAATCCTTCAAACGGTACTGGTGTTTGGTATGTGAACAGAACTATTGAAGCATTCTTACACAAACAAGCTTTAACTTCTGTAGGTGCAGGCGCAGGTTTGAACTATATGAATTACCAAGGATCTCCAGTGTTGATGTTCTTAGGTAAACCAGTTCGTAGATCTGATGCTTTATTAAATACAGAAGATAGAATTACAACTTAATTTTAAAAAATATTAATGGAGGTTTATAATGAGATATGATATTGAAAATCAACTTAGTGTTGCTCAAGCTTTTACTGCAACTGCAGTTTCTACGAATTCGTACAAGAAGCAATCAGCAGTTCAAGATTTAAGTATTGGGCGTTTAATGTGTTTGGTAGTTTACCCAACTGTAGATTCTGGTGCGGGTTCCACTCACGTTCTTGCTGCAATCCAAACTACTGATTCCGCTTTAACTGCGGGTTTAGTAGTGTTAGGTTCTATAACTGTATTAGCTGCAGATTTAATTGTAGGTTCTAAACATATTATTCCAATTCCTCAAGGAACTATGAATTTGCAATATATAGGTTTTAGAGACTCAATTTCAGGTGGAACAACTACTGTAACTCTTGATGTTTACTTAATGCCTCTTGATGAAGTAGAATCATTTAAGACATTTCCTAAAGTTGTAGACGCTGAGGTATAATATGTCTACACCTATAGACTATAAAAAGATGATGCCAAAACCATCGGCTATTATGGCCGAGGAGTTGGAAGTTGAAGTAAAACCTATCGTTAAAGAGTGGGACTTAAAAGTTGTAGCTCTTCGAAAAGGTTTTTATAAACGATGTAGGTACGAACCAGGTCAAAGTTTTACTCTTGATAAAAAAGAACACTTTGGTAGTTGGATGAAAAAAATTTAGTAATGAAGGAGAATGAATGTACACGAAAGCTAAAATTTTTAATTTGGCTCTGGGTGCTCTTCTCCTAAATAAAAGAATAGCCGACGTAGATACTGATACGTCGGTTGAGAACATGACTCTTAATGTTCATTACGATACCGCCTTTCGTGCCACCTTACAGGACTTAGATTTAGACGGCACCTCTACTCAAAAAATTTTAGAACTCATAGAAGAAGAGCCCACAGATCTTTGGCTTTTTGCTTATAAGTACCCAACTGATTGTGCTTTCTTTAGACGTATTCAATCAGAAGTATTAAAAGATGGCCGCACTACTCAAATTAAAAAAAGAATAGCAATCCACAATGGTGTAAAAGCAATTTTCACAAATCAAGAAGATGCTGTTATTGAATATATTTCTCATGATATTTCACTTACTCTCTTAAGTGCAAGCGCAGGTTTAGCAGTTGCTTATAAGTTAGCAATGCTTGCATCTCCTCTTATTTCTGGAAAAGGCGCAGGGCCTTTAAGAAAAGAGATACAAGGACTTTACCTGATATCCAAAGCCGAAGCACAAGAACATGATAGAATGGAAAATTCAGACTTTGATAGTGATAATGAAATGTCGGAGTTTGTCGAAGCAAGGACCGAATAATGGCATACCATATTCAGTCCAGTTTTTCGGGTGGCGAACTTGACCCAGCACTTCATGAACGAACTACTTTTGATAAATACCAAACAGGTTTAAAAACTCTTCGTAATGCTGTAGTAGGTAAGACTGGCCGTATTACTTCACGACCTGGTAGTAAATTATTATTAGCTACCAAAGTCGTAACCCTGGCCTCTGGTACGTTTACCGCAGCAGCTACAGATATATGTACTAAGGCTGCGCATAACTTTGGTCTTGGTGAGAAGGTACGACTTACTAACTCAGGTGGAGCACTACCCGCAGGACTTTCACCATCTACTGATTATTTTGTAGCTCCAATAAATGCTAATACGTTTTATTTACATACTACTTATGCGAGGGCGATGCAATATGCCAATGTTAGTTTATCTATTGTTCGTATTGATATTGCTAGTACTGGGACTGGTACTCACACCATAGTTCCACAGAACGCAGGAACTAAAAGGTGCTTTCTTTATTCACCTCCTTACACTAAATATATAGTTGAAGCAGGACACGGATATGTAAGAATTCACGACACTGTTGCGAGTACTTACACTGAAGATTCTTGGAACTATATGGATGAAGATTTAGATTTCATGCAAATGGCTCAAGTAGGTAAACACTTATTTTTTTCCAGATATGGGAAGCCTATAACTCAAATGGTATTAGGACCTTTAGATTCAGCTATTGCAAACTTAGCTACTAGATTTGTTCCACCCTCTCTTATGTTCTTTCAGTTAACTGCGCCTACTATAGCCTCTACTACTCCTATAGCTACGGGGTATTTGGTTGAATATCAATTTACTTATGTAGCTAATGGACAAGAAAGCAATTTAGTCTCGTCTTCAACAACTTTAAAACTTCCAATTGCAATTAGTGAGCTTAATACTTTTACTTTTACAATACCTACTCTTCCAACAGGGTACACTGTTACCGAGTTAAGAGCTTATCGTAGACCTGCGAATGGTTCAGCGTTTGGGTATATTGGTAATGCTGAAGGCAGTGGTGGAACATTTATAGATTACGGCCAAGATTCTGACTACACCCACAGTCCTCCAACAATGGAAGCTAAATTTACAACAGGTGATGGAAGCGATAACTCTCCATATTGGCGCAAAGGCAGATGCGTAGCATATTACCAACAACGACTTATAATAACTGAGTCTTATAACGACACCGCATTAGCTTTGACTTACCCTGGTGACATAGAAGCAATACGTACTAGTCGCACAGGTTTTACCCATAATTTTTTCCGTGACTATCCATTGAATTCAGATTCTGCTTTATCTTTCAAAGCAGGTACTACAGGTCGAGCTGAGGTGATTAGAATTCAGGACTACGACGGTCTTATGGTTTTTACTACTGTAGGAATATATCAAAATAGAGGACCTTTAACTCCCAATAACTTATTCTTAGATAGAAAAGGTAACTGGGTTATTGAAGAGAAAGTACCACCTTTAGAGATTCCAGGAGGCATTCTATTCGTCGATAAAAGTACCAATACAATTCGTACTCTAATCTTTTCGAATGAGGCTGGCGGGTACCCTGGCGAAGAAGTAAGCGTTTTCAGTAACCATTTATTCTTAAATAAAAAAGTTGTATCTTGGGCTTATCAAGAAGGCGATATACCTCTTATATGGGTAGTAATGGATGATGGAACTATAAATATTCTTACCTATCAAAGAGAACAACAAATGCGCGGATGGTCCCATCACGATACTCAAAATGGGTTGTATGAATCAGTTACAGTCGTAAAAGATCTTACCAATAATAGCATAGTACACGTTTTAGTAAACCGAGGTGGAACTCGTTACATTGAATTTTTTGGGCAAAGATTTGTTAGTGAAGCTAAAGATTATATTGCAATGGATTCTACTGTAACTTTTAAAAGTGAACTTTCAGTAGATGGAGTGGTGTCCATAGTCGTAACTAAAAATGCCACTGATTGGGATGAGTCCCTTACTCTTACCGCAGATGCCGCAATATTTGCTAATACTGCGGGCAATGGTGCAGCAGGTACAGTGTTTAGATTTTTTGATTCTGAAGATTCTGCTGTAGATTTTACAGTGACTACATATACCTCTACCTCAGTTGTGGTAGTTACTCCTTCGTGTTTATTTCCATCGGC